GACGAAAGGATTCCTACAATTCAATGCAGGAGGCCTCATGGCAATACCACGTCGTAAATATTGTTGTCATTCTACTATGACGCGTTACTACGCGCCGTTAGATAGAACGACGACAGAAATCGACAAGGAAGAATGTTTTCTACTCCTTGTCCAAAATGGGAAGTCGTCAGTAGATTCTGGGAGTTTTCAGCCCGGAGTGTACCGCGTCAACCCTTACGACATTTACCGTGAGGAGATGGAAATTGACGATGTAGATATCCAAATTAAGTATAATTGGACCTACTTCGAGCAAACTTACCATTTTACAGGTAGTTTGGCCGCTAGGGCGTTTTATCCAAGCCCTGGCGATATCAGTTTTCCACCCTGGGCTGACCATGTTGAGCAGTTAGCGCTTCAAAAAGCGCAAGCAAAACTTGGCCAGTCAGATCTAGATCTCGGTGAGAATCTCGGAGAAATCCGCGAAACCATCGAGATGCTAAAGAACCCCTTAAAAGATCTCCGGAGATTCCTTTGGAGTGACCGCAGACGCAACCTCAGACTCCTGAAAAGGCTTCTGAGTTACCGGAAAACCGGTCGTTATGCGGGGAAGACAGGTAAGGCGGCAGCAAAGGCTGCAGCTTCAACCTGGCTTGAGCTGCGTTATGGGTTTAGACCACTCATAATGTTGCTTGGTGATCTTATTGAACAGGCACAAGACCAGATGAACCAGACATTTGACCCCGACAAGATTCGTTCTGTCAGGGCAGCTGTCGATGGAGGCAATAAGAAAAGCCTCTCTAGTGGAACATTTGGACTTGGTGGAACGACGCTCGTCTATGACAAAGTCACAGACGACAAAGTAATTGGTACTGCGTCGATCCAGTACAGGCAGTCGGTACCTCTGACTGCTTTACAGAGTCTTGGTTTATCACCAAGGCACTGGCCTGAGATAGCTTGGGAGTTAACTAAGCTATCATTTGTATGGGATTGGTTCATTACCATTGGCCCTTGGCTTGGTAGTATCAGAGTACATCCTGAAATTACTGTGCTAGGTAACACCACTGGTAAACACCTGACACGTACTGTTACGTGCAGGGTTCTGGAAGCGAAAGTTTACGGGGATCTCTATGCTGGCGAACCGGTGTCTCCACCGGCTACTGGCAAAAGGACCTTAAACCGTTACTTACGCTCTGTGAACACGGAACCTCCACTTACCCCCTTACTGAGGCCGCCGAATGTACTCGACTTATTAAAGTCGATCGACTCGGTAGCTCTCATCTACCAGCGGATTTTCCGCTGACAACGCGATTTTAGATCGCATAGGAGGTGTCATGCCTATTTCTGGAATGACAATACTCGATGACAGTACGGCGCAAGCAGCGCCAACTGGCGGTTCTGCCGTTACTCTTGAAGAGGACGGCGTCACCGTTGCCAATGGCAAACATGTTGCAGATAGTGGAAACGCAGATTTTCTAACGCGTTTGAATGCCACTTTCCGTAACAGACCCCCAGCCCTTCAGGCTGATGGGAGTTGGTCCAAGGCTAAACGATCAGCGATGATCGTGCAGCCAAAGGAGCTTGCGGATGGATCTTACGTTTTCAACCTTGTTAGGGTTGAGCTCGAAATCCACCCGGAGTCCACTGCAACTGAGGTACAAACACTCCGTTACAATGGCAGCCAATTGCTCACCGATGCGGATGTTGATGATTTCATCAGCACTGGATCGCTTGCATAATGGATGCCTATGTGGATTGGCTTATAGCACTTATTGAGCTTTTAGAGTTTATTGCGGATTGGTTTTCCACCACTCCAATGTAGATTCTTGCTCTTGCTTAAGCCCCAACTACCAACCCTTTACCAATGGTGATAATCATGGCAAAGAGGAAAAAGAAGGACCCGTACTATAGTACGGATGATGCAGCACGTAACATCATGCTACATTTGCTGAGGGATTTCCGAGCTTCTGAAGGTGGTTTATTCTGCCGACAAGCAGAGACCGCATTTCTCACTGGTATCCAAGAATTCCGGGAATACGAATTTCCGGAGCTTGGTGTATTACCAGTGGGCCGTTTTAAACGGTATAAACAAATGCAGGCCCTCCTAAAGAAGTACAGATTTGCGAAGGACGCATATTCTGATGAGGAACTCCAACAAAAAACTCTACGGAAATACTTTGTAGAGCAGGAGCGCCTTGCTCGTTACACACCAATGCCAGAAATTGGTCATATGGTAGCGCAACGAGCGCGCAAAATCGCGCGTGAGATCCTAGGATCTTACAGTCAGGAAGATGCAGTAGTCCTATGCAAATTCGGAAAGAAGAGTTCCATTGGTTGCCCGTTAAGCCTAGCATATATTGACGAAAAACTGTCAAATGCCAATGCTTTTACCGGCTCTTCCAAGTGCTCACGGTGGTTCTGGGGATCGGTTTTACCCGATGATCAGATACTGACCGAAATGGTTGACGATCTGCAGATAACACCTGTGGATAAGATGCTACAGCACGAATCTCTCAACCTGGTCACAGTCCCCAAAAGCTGGAAGACGTATCGGACTATTACACCGTTGACCTTACTATCGCTTTTTTACAGCAATGGTGTAGGACAACTAGTAACTGACCGATTGCAGAAAGCGGGATTAGATATAAGACGACTGCAAAGTCGCCATCGTAATCTCGTAAAGAGGCTTAGCATGAGTACAACTCATGCGACTGCCGACTTATCTGCAGCGTCTGACTCGATAACAATCGAGTCGCTAAACCGCATCCTACCACGTGAGTGGTATCGTGCCATAAGACGTTGTTTAACAACGCAGGTCGCCTTCACAGGCGGTGACACCAAAGTTCATGGTGCTCACACGGAATCGGTTTTACCGATGGGTAACGGTTTAACATTCCCAGTGGAAACCTTGATATTCTATTGTATCATCAAGGCTATTGGGGAGCTTGCGGGTATCGATGGTATATACTCCGTTTACGGAGATGATTTAATATACCCATCGAGGTTGCACAAGTATGTTGTGGGGATTTTCCCTTACTTCAAGCTTGTGCTCAATCTTGACAAAACATTCGTCAAGTACCCGTTTCGTGAGTCCTGCGGTGCAGATTTCTACCGCGGGTGTGATGTGCGCCCCTTTTACCTTCAAGGGGAGTGCGAACAGCTTTCACGAACCAAATATCAGGCGTTCTTGTATAAAACCATAAATGGTCTTGTACGTAGATGGCACCCGGAGGAGATTAGGCAAACACTTGTATATTTGTATACAGAGCTTGCTGTAATCTCTAAGGAAATTTTCCGAGTGCCACCGGAGTATCCGGACACGGCTGGTATTAAAACTTCCGAACCCTGGGTTATCCCTTTGGACTTAGGCTTGTTACCATGGTCGCCAGTTTGGCTATCTTTTGAAGATAGCTATGGCAACTATAGGTTCAAGTTTCGGTACCTTGCGGAGAAACCAGGTCGACGCTTTGTAAAGACAGTAAAGCCATATTACTGGCTTGCTTTACAAGGTCTAGACGACGAGCCGACGGAGTGTTATTCGTCGCGCAAGTCGCTCACACAGCCTGAAGCGTTGCGTTCTTCCCTTACTTGGGAAAGACACGTACGCAAAAGGTCTTATGTGCGAGATGGTAAACGGAAGTTTAAGCGGATTGTGAATTACACTCCAACTGTTGCATCAAGAACTTCGATGCAGCACAGTATCAGGAACGGATTCACGCACTTGTGGATCTAAGAAGGGTTTATGTGCGGTTGTGTCCTGCTCACTTAGCAGGCAATGATCGTTGATTCGATCACAGGCC